GACCATAGGCTGCCGAGCCCGTCAGTTCGGACAAGGCGGTCGTGGTCAGGTCGATGCCCGACGCATTGTCAAGGGCGGTGTTGTACCGACGCCATTTGATGGTTGCTGTTCCACCCTGGCGCTGAATCGAGCCGGCCTGCGTTCCCGCGAAATACGGCGCGCGTGCGCGTGCATTCCGCAGCAACGTCTGCTGGAAGATTACATTTACCGGTTTTTGGACTTCTGTGTCCGTTGCGGAAATCGTACTCATACGATTCTCCCATGGCTAGCTCAGCCGTTCCGCAACTCACGCTTCATCTTTTCGAATTCGGCGTCAGACATTCTCGCCATATCCTTGGTGGATGGCGCTGGGTCGGCTGGCTTCGTGGACTGACTGCGAACCGCAGCCGTCACCGCCGCCATGTCGTCGGACAGATTGGCATCGACCTTGGATCGTTTGGCCTGGAGTTCCTTACCGAGCTGTTTGCACACGGCATCCCAGGCATCCGGTTTGTCCTTCCGCCCAAGCCACGCTTTCTGGAAAGCAGCGTCGGTGTTCCCTCTTTTGTGAAAGATGCCCTCCACGTATTCAGGATCGAGATCGCTGTCTCCCACCGCTGACTTGACGGCGGATTGAATATCGGACTGGAAGTCGGAGGCGGCCTTCGCCTTGGCCTCCTGTTCCACGTAATCCAAGACCTTGCTCAAACGTCCGGCGTCGATGGACGGTGCCGTCGGTTCGCTCGGAGTGGGCTGTGTGCCCTCGTCGAATTGCTTCAGAAGCTCATCGACGGTCGGTTCCGGTGCGCCAGTTCCCTCCGTGGCAGTCGGGGACTGCCCATCGGGCTCGTTGGCCACGGGCTGCTGTTCGCTCATTGATTCTCCTCATGAGCATGGAAAGACCCCAAGGGGCCTACTTGCCGAACAATGCGAGGATGTATTCGGCGCGTTTCTGCTGGCCTTGCCAGAAGACGAACTCAGCCCCGGCCTCCGCTAAGGGCTGCGAGTGTTTGTACTGCGGCGGCGGTGGCGCCTGGATCTCCGCCTCCAGCAGGGGCCAGGCCGGATGATCCCTGACCGCGACCAGGAGATCCTTCAAAGAAGAGGTCGATATCCGTCCATCCGCCATCTAGAAGCACCTGCTGTTGGATTTCCTCGATATTCATGCCCGGAGGCAGGCCGGACGCGACCTTCTGGCCCTCCAACTGGATGGCGAAGGTCATCGCCTGGAGCCGGCGCTGCATCTTGGCCTGCTCCTCCGCCGGGCCTCCAGACCCAAGGGCATCAAATGACGCCTTGTCCGGAAGGATTTGCCGGGTGATCTCCACGAAGCCCCGATAGGGCTCGATGTAGACCGTATCCGTGCGGCTTCCCAACATCCTCAGGGCCATCTCGTATTCCATGTGAAGGAACTGGGTGAGAGGGCCTTTCAGGGACGATCGGACGTAATCGACGGTCCTCACGACTCCCCTGGAAAGTTCCGCTTCCTTCGAGAACGCCGTGGTGTGAGAGACTGTCTGCGCGCCCAACCGGGGAGCGTTGATCCCAGTTACGTCGGAATACTGCTGGAGCAGAAGGAGATAAGTCTGGGTCAAGGCCCCAACATCGCCGATATCGTGCTGAACTACGTCCTGAGGGTTGTTGACGCCCCACAGCGCCCTTGGATAGATGACCGGGCCGCCGGTCTGGACGAAGAATGGATCGCTCCTGTCGTATGAAATCGGCGGTTCCGTGTTCAGGATCGCCGCCTGCATGACCCGGTTGAACGCTTCCACCGCCGCCTTGTGGATCGGTCGGCCCTTCATCAGCGGCGCCGATGCATAGGTCTGCATCGCGTTCTCAGCATGATACGGGAACTGGATGTAGGTGGAGGTCTTCTGCCTCCTCACCCGCAACCGGATGACGGAGGCATCCTTCTTGCCCTTGACTACGGTGACGATGACACCGGGGACAACCATCGATCGGGTGGTTTCCCGGGGGATCACCAGATCCCCCTCGAACTCCAGCGTCTCAACGTTGCCGTTCTTGTCCCCTTCCAGTTTGGCGAGGGCCTTGGGCATCCAGCCGCCATTCGCTCTTTCCGGATCGTTCGAGCCCTTCTTTGCGGCAAGAATGATGTCTGCAAGCTGTCGAGTTTCGTGGAAGATCACCGACGGGCCAAGGAGATAGCCCTCGTTCATCGTGTTGAATGAAGTGTCATCCAAATAGGTGTTCTGGATCGGTCGGGGGAAGAGGACCGGGATCGTCTTCTCCTCCCTCAGAACACCTCTCGCGGTCGGCATGAAGACGGGTTTCTTGACCTCGGCAACCCGCCCGATTCCGGTCCCGTAGGAAAACGCCTCCGCGTTGATGATGTCGATGTGCCCGCCGAAATCGTATTGCCGGTGTATGAAGTTCAGCCATCCCTCAACGAGTTTGTCGGCTGCGTCCTGGGTGATCTTGGACGGGATATCGTTTTCGTCGCCCGGAATCGCGCCGATCAGGTCAGCCCGCTCCAAGTACCGGTCCGTGACCTCCGCATGCGCGATGAACCAAGTCCCGATATCCGGGAACATCATCCTCCGGGCATCGGCGCAGAGGACTTCCTTGGTCTGGGCCTGGAGCGGCAGCTCCATCTCCGGCATCCATTTCCGGGAAACGATGAGATTGCCGTGCTGGTCTCGCTTGAACTTGTCGTCCGGCTCCATCCGGACCTGACGATCGATCTCCTTCCAGTCCTGCTCCAGGTCCTTGCGATTACGCTTCCGGCGCGCGTGCTCGTCAACGATCTGCTGCGCTGCCTGATTGAACTCCCGCTGATCGAAACGACGCTTGGTAGTCGTCTTGCCTTTATCGATGGTCGTGATCTCAGGCATAAACGTACCTTGTTGAAATCTTTTCTAATTCGATTGAAACTTGCGGAGGCTCATCGCCATTTGGCACAACTGACAACTCTGGTGAGGTCACAGTAAATCGAAATACTCGCGGTTCATCGGTTGCGGAAATTGATAGGATTTCCGTGCCATATGGCAATTTCATCAGATCAACGATCAAATCGTGATCTATATCTACCGTCGCAACTTTCTCAGGCATGTTCTCTCCTGTAACCGTCGATCACTTCCCGAATTAGCATTTCGGCGTCATCGGTCGCTGCGCGAATGCGGCTTTGCTTGGAACTCTGCATTCCGAAGCGGAAGAACAATTTCCGTCCCGCGAGTGGTTTGTCCTCACCGAACGCAACGTGATACCAGGTCTGGAAATGCGGCTTCGCGTATTCGGGATCGGAATTCGCGTATTTCTCGGCGATGAATATTTCCGCGCCCGTCGAATGGGTGATTTTCGTCAGCGGTGTCAAACCGTTATGTTTGGCGTATTCCTGCACGGTCTTGAAGTTCATGCGCTGACCACGGCTTGCGAGTAAGGCTGGTGGACGCGCGGCCTCGTCATCGGGAGCGCGTAGCGAAGCATCATCACCGCGTAGAACACCGCCTTCAGGGTGTCGTCGCGCTTGGCGATGATCTTTCCGTCCTTGCGATGATAGCTTCGCATCTCGTCGAAGAACTCATGACAGGTCGAAGCGACCTTGAAGCGGCCGGTCTGCATCCTTTCCAGAATTTCGACCACAATCGGCTCAACGGGTTGGGAGCCGCCGGTCTTGTTGTCGTATCTCGCTGAAATACCGAGCATCATGGAGGCACCTTCCTCCCGATACGCTTCGTGGAGCACCTTTCCGCCTGCTTTTTCCCGGTTCAGCCCGTCATGCGGCCAGGCAATGGGCACCCATGGGTCGTTCCCGTTGATCGCGCGGGCATGATAGACGGAGGTTTCGCCCTCTTTCCGGTATGTCCGATAGACGTAGAGCACGTCCTGGTCCCGGTCATGAGCGACACACGCCCCGGCTCCGGGATGACCAACGGCAATCCCGAAATCGATACCCTTGATCCTTGCAAAGTGAGGAGGAATGCCGTCCGGGAAGATCGACGGGTCGTACTTGATGTCTTCCTCGTCGATTGGAAAGACAGCTCCTTCGCCCATCATCGGGACGCCCCTGGTGCGGGTCTTTCTTTCATGGATGGGATATCTGGAAAGAAGGCGTTCTCTCTCTGCCTCGTCCAGGTGAGGGGCATCATCCCAGGT